ATTGTCATACAAAGATACGAAATCTTTTTGGATTGTCCAAATTAAAAGGAGAAAAACTTTTCTGCAGTTTTCTGTTCACTAATCATTTCACCCCAACCGATTGCATCGTAGAAATCTTGTAACTTATATCTTAACTCTCGTTCGAAGATTTTGTTGTGGTCAATATAAGTGTTGATGAATTGTTCAATTTCAGGTGGGTCTTGGTAACCTGTAAACGCAATTCCATCCAATCCTAATGGATTGTTTTTAAGATATACCCACTTTACCTTATCACCATTTGTCATGGGTGAATACTTGTAAGGAGCATTAAAGTGAACCAAACAATCGTTGTAAGCGATTGCAGCCTTAACGTGAGCAGGAGTTCCTTTCATTGTGGTAAACAATTGTCTTTTACCTTTGGGCATATACTTGGATAGGTTCTTTACTGCCGAGTTCTTAGCGATTTCTGAAATAGGTCTACTGGTCATATTCTTTTTGAAATCTAATACAAACGCAGTAAGTTCTTCTTCAGTCTTACCTCGTAGAATATCAATTAGAACCGTTCCCATACATTCTTGGAATGCTTTAGGGAAAGAGGAACGTTTTACATCAAGACCCTTTACATCCAACTTATCAGTAGGAATACCATTATTCATGATAATCCATTGAGCGTAACGTTTCTTAGCAATCCATAAACCAGCTTTAGCTACATATTCCTTCTTAATCTCCAATCGATGTTTATCCTTATCTACATTGAAAATCTTTTCTGATAATACATCGTAGAATTCATTTAGATAATCTTGAACCTCACCAGCGATAACATCAACATAACCTGCAATGGTATCTTGAGATTCTTCTCTCCAATTAGGAGTTCTCTTATCCATTAAAGGAACTGCGGAAAAGAATACTGAATCTGTATCTATATAAATGTTAGAATCGGCGTTGGGTGTGTTTAGTTCTTTGTTATACTTGATGTTAGCCATATCCGCAGTTGATTTGATAACCGTTTGGCCCGTAAGAGTAACGGCTTCCGCATTATCAATATCATAAAACCGAAAGGCAGGAAGGCCAAGAACACCATAAAGAGAGTTAAGTAGAATTTTTTGAACCAACTGTCTTTTGCCGTAAAAGGCATATTTTTCTTTATCACCCTCTTGACCATACTTCTTTTCTAATTTTCTAAACTCTACCCTCTGTTGGAACCACAAATCCAATACACCAGGAATACATCCAACCGTATCAGTTCTATATAATACTCCATTGGATGCAATAGAGAATTTAGATTTTTCTAAATATTCTTTTAAGTTTTCTTTGGAAATTGCATCATCTCCAATATAATAAGTATCAACTTCACCTTTAAGGTATTTCTGAACATCCCAATCTTTCACTTTACCAATTTTGGTTTCAGGTGAAATGTTGATAGTCATAATAATAGAAGGATACAGGGAAGTTAAATCCAAATCATATATCCATTCATACTTACCAACGATTGGTGCTTTTACATATGCCCCAATGAACTTTTCTTGGTCATTATCTCTAAGAGCCTGCATTCTTTCTTGTCTATCTGCAGGTTTATTTGGTGCAACTAAACCTTTTCTTCTTAGGTAAGTTAACATCGCACCTTCTAAGTATTTAGATGAATAAACAAAATCTTCGTAAGGAACATGGCCTGCGTGACAGATACCTCTACACAAATCTATGAATTGAAGTTTTCTATCAAACTCAACTACCAACTCAACATCCACTAAGTTATACTCAATGAACTTTTCAATATCATCTCTAAATAATTGGTCTAAGTTTCCTTGATATTCAATCTTACCTCTACCCAATTCTATCTGTGCAATTGTATCTAATCGGTAGTTTGGAAGTTCTCCATAGTTATAAATCTTGTAAAGAGAAATGTAATCTAAATAAGATACACCAGCCATAAAGAATCTTTTTCTATAAGGTGACCAGAAACACTGTCCAATTGGTGATAATCTATTTGCTTGTTGTTCACCTAATAATCGTTTGATACGATTGTATAACATAGGTGTATCGAAATAATCAATGTTCCAACCTGTAACGATTGATGGGTTAATCATTTCATATAGTTCGAGATACTTCATCAACATATCTCGTTCGTCAGTAAATGGAATTACAATTGCCTTATCAGTAGTTTTTTCTACCATTAAACCATCTTTATCCATTACCAATACCCAATATTGGTCTGTTGCAGAATCGTGTAATGCAATAGAAGTAAGTTCGTTTGTTGCTTCTTCCGGATTGGGAAGTCCACTCGTCATCTCACACTCAATATCATAAGTAAGTATAACATGTCCTTCTGATGGGTCATCTGAATCAGAATATAAATCTACTAATGCACGAGTTGTTTCAGGTACATCTGATTCGAATAAATCCGGGTCATCTTTACTGAACTTGTAAATCTTAGTAAGTTTATCTCCATATATGGATTCATACTCACCCTTTTGTGCTCTCTCATAAGCATATCTTGTATATGGGAATGCACTATAACCTCTGGTATCATCCCAAAGGTGTATTAAGTTCTTCTCTCGTTGGTAATAGACGTTCTGATACAAATTATGTTGTTTTTTAAATTGTTATACAAAGATACGAAATCTCTTTGGATATTCCTAATCTTTTTGGAAAATCCATATTGGTTCTCCGAATTTTTGGTCTTTAGTTTCTTCTGCAGCTTCAAGTGATTCTTCACTCCACTTGTTTACTTCATTTTCACGGGCCATTCCAGCACCACCACTATTGGGTCTTTTTGCCATTTCCATACCAATACAACCTTTATAAATTAATCCTTGAGATTCCAAGTATTCATTCATTGGATTTACAATAGATAAGTAAGTTCTTTCTTTTCCACTCGTTGAGAATACATCTGAAATGTTTATTGCCATGATACCACCTTTCTTTAGTGTTTGTATCATGTTTCCAAGAGCTTTGTGTAAAAAGTGCTCATTCCATACATCAATGGTTTTATATCTCATCCACGATTGTGATTCTTCTTCTGAATATCGTTCTACATTAAAGTAAGGTGGTGATGTAAAGATTAAATCGACTTGGTCTTTGTAGATACTAAAATCGAAATCTTCAGCAGGATTACAATGAAAGATATGTTCTCTATCATGTTCAAAGAAACCATTATGTTTCTTATAAAACTCTGCCTGTTTTTCGTAGATTGGGTGGTTATCTTCTTTTGGGTCTAATCCAATATACTTCTTACCATAATCCGATGCGTAGAATCCACATAATCTATCACCCCAACCCATTGAGAAATCAATTATAGTTTCTGCTTTGAAGAAATCATATAAAGTTTTAGCAACTGCAGGTTTAAATTGAGATGCAGTGTATTTACGAAGTGATAAACAAACTCTTAATGTCTTAGCAGATACTTCATCCATTTTAAGAGAATATAAAGCACCCATTAAAGAAGTCATAAACTTCTTGTTTCTCCATGTACGAAGAGGACCTGGTCCTTGTGAACCACTAACTTCCCATCTATTCTTTTGTTGGAAGAAATCTGATGCCTTATTACCACCATTATATCGTTTGATTAAAATAGGTTCACCATTATACTCTAATGAATATTTAGGTGCTTCTGCTTTACGAGGGAACCAAGGTTCATCATTTTTAATCATTTCATTATAACGAACTGTCTTTAATCTTCGGTATTCTGAAATAGCATCTTCTTCTGTGATGTTTACGAATGGTGGTGGGTAAGTCATTGCAATCTCTGCAAGTTTCTCCTTTACCACATCTTTAGGATATGAATCTTTTATTTCTTGCCATTCATCGGCAGAGATAAAGAGGTAATCTCCTTTGAAATTACCTCTTTTATATTTCTCAAATATATCTTCTCCTTCTGTCATATATCAAAAATTTTCCATTTGTCAGGTTCATGAAATTCTATGGGTAAACACTCATTTTCAGCAGTTTTACCACCATTTAATGATTCATTATGCTCTTCTCTACTTTTATAAACCAAGTATAATGTATCAATTAACCATTGGTAAAGTTTTTCTTTAGTATATCCTCTTCTCTTTATAAGTGTTATTGCTTTTTTAACTCTCTTTTCAACTTCTATAATATGTTCTTTATGTGTAGGAATATTAAAATACTCATTACCATAAAATTTAACTCCATATTTTTCATATAAAGAATTAGATACAGGAATCTTTCCATTATAAAAAATTTGTTCAACATCATCATCAAACAATCTCAGTATCTTATATAGATATTTGATAGGAGTATTCCCACCATTACTTTTTTTTAAAAAAGAATCCCAAAGTATATCTGGTAAATTATTTATTAAATCTTGATTCATACTCTAATGGTGTTAATAACCCTATCTGTTTATCTTTCTCATTTTCTCTATTAGCAGTAATACCTAAAATAAAAGCTCTTTCTTGTCCCCAATAGTTATTAAACACTTTACATTGCTTTTTAGTGTAATTATAAAGTTCTTTTCTCTTCTCATCAAATGTGGATAAGTCCTTACACAACTTTTCAACTGTTAAGATAAATCCCATACTATAATCTTCACCAGATTCAATCTTATCGTCCATATAATCAAGAGCATACCCTAAATCTCTACCTCGTGTATCATGTGGGATATGGATTATCTTAACTTTCGTATCTACATCCGAAAATATTTGAATTGGAGTAGTAGATTCTTTTTTCTTAAAACCCTCCCAATCAGCAGGTATAGTAATATCTCCCTCATAATCTGAAAATTGTTTTGGTGATTTGTATTGTTCAGTAATAAAAGTTGCAACAGTTTTCTTACTCGTAAGTGGCCTTGATATATTTGAATATGTACCAGTAACCTTATCTATTAGATTTATTTGTGTTTGAGATTCAGTAACTCCCATTTTTACAAGTTGGCCTTTAAGATATTCATCTTCAGAAAGTCCTTCTGTTTTACCCTTCAATTCCTTCAACCCATAGATTTTCTGATATCGTTTGAGTGATGAGATTCTATCTTGTTCTTTAACAGGATTAGAACTTGGGTGATTATCAGGATTATTTTCGCAATCCTGTAACTCTTGTTTTATTTCAAGTCGGTCATCTTCACTCGCCTTTGATGTAAATCTAACTAACACACCAGGAACAGTTTCTACTCCCAAATCAATTGCCTTTCCTACTTTATGACCAAATCCTTGATTAGACAATATTCTATGATTTGCTTCTTCTTCTTCAATCAAAAAAACAGCAGCTAGTGTTCCATTTCTCCAACCAATTTTTGGGTTTTTAAAATCAGAATCAAGTTTAGCTTTAAATTCCTGTGAATCCTTATCATCTATACTTTCATCAGCTCTACCATCATTTTTTAATAAAGAGTTATCAACTTGGTTAAGCGGTACATCTTCTATAATTCCACCATTAACCCAATCCAAATAACCGTTATCAACATATGGTTGTAACCATTCTCCAACTAATAAAAGATTTTTATTATAACTTAGTTTCATATCTTATGATTTTAATTAGTATTTATGTAAATATAAACAAAATATTTACATTATCCAAATAAAATTTCAGTTTTTTCTGGATAATGTTTGAAATTAACCTTATCTTCTAAAGTTAAATCATAATGATTTTGTCTTTTTATGTTTTCTGCCTTATGTTCTTCTTTAGTCACAGTACATTGAGCCCATATCCAAAGGTTTTCATAAATCCATTCTTCCGAATTATCAATAGTGATGTTACCTCTTTTAAATTCTTCGGTAACAATCTCACCAACCAATTTAGTTCCCATTATAGAATCACCGGTTGTTTCACTCTTTGGGGAATTTGAAGCATTTCTTGTTTTAATTCCACATGGTATTTCGTGGTAATTACCAACAGCCTTTTCAACTTGATTGATATCTCTACCTTTCTTTTCAGCAATAGGAATATAAGATATCAATGCCTCTACTGTTGCAATGATGTGGTCTTTTTTCTTATTAGTTTTTTTATTCCACCATATATCTCTTGTAGTAGAATTAAAATGTTTAACAAGTGAAGTTTTTTTAAATTGGTTTAAATCTTTATACATTTTTATTGTTTATTAACTCATTTACTTTGTAAATATACGAAATAAATTTGGATTAAACAAGCAAAAAGTAAATTATTTTCCTACATTCCAAAATAAAGCTCCTGGTGAAGCATGTTCTTTGATAAATTCCCAAGCCTTACTATCATATGTAAGTGAAGATGGGAATGGAGGTCTTTCTGGTTCTTTACATTCTTGATTAAACTTATACTTTGATAAGAATGTTTCAGCCCTACCTCGTTCTCGTTCTGTTGTGTTGTGTCCTATTCTCACCCCATACACTTTAGCATCAGGCCATGCAAGTTGTAACCCTCTTGATAACACTCCACTACTCATTACAGTCCAAACCTCTTTAGGTGGTTCTATATCAAGTGATAAAGCCGCGTTTTTCATTGCCTCTATAATAATTGGATGGTCACCACCAAAAGGAACAAGTTGAACTCCTTTATCTTTATTTTCTTCAACATAATATCTTGCCTTGGCCTGAATGTTGGTAAGATATCCCATAGGAACTTCTATAATATTACATCCCAACTTTATAGCTTCTGTTGTTAGCCAATTGTGTTTTCCTTTTGGAACAGTTACAGTAGCCTTCTTACCTAAATCATGACAGGCATAAGCAAGAGATAATTGAGCATATCCTTCTCGTGGAGAAGCATATACCCATTCATTTACTTCAGGAAAAGATTCAACAAATACATTAAATGCTCTTCTTTTAGTTCCGCCATCTAATAAATCATCACGAACTACTTTTATACCTTCATGTTCTACGATAATGGGTTTTGGTAGTTCTATTGATGATTTACCTACTGATTTAAAATCGAAAAATTCTAATTGTTTCAAATGTGTGTCCAGGTTATGTTTTTAACAATTTGTTCTACATTCCACTTACTTACTTTAAAGTTTCTTGCAATAACATTTGTAGAGAATCCTTGTTTATGTAGTTCTCTAATTTTTCTTACTTGTTCTGTGGTTAGTTTAGAAGATGGGTGTGCTTCACCTCGTAATCTATTACTAAAAAACCATAATTGTTCAATATCCATTAAAAAGGTGCGTTTCGTTGAAAGTCTCTTTCTATAAGAGTACTCATGTGGTCTGCAAAGTGAAGTACATGACCAATGTTACTTCTTTGTGATTTCTTAATATCAAAAGTTTTAAGATATTTCATATTATCCTCATCATATATACCATCAGTAAGTTTAATACCGAAAAACTCTCTTTCAGAGTATTTTATATCATATTGAGATAATAAGTAAAAGGTTCTATCCGTATGAGTCATATAACTAATGTCATCATTCCAAGTATAGACATCACCACGATTCTTTCGGTGCCATTCTGATTCTTGTATTTTATAACCCATATTACCTTTCTCACCCAATTTACCTAAATCGTGATGAAATGCGGAGAATAATAATTCTTCTTGGGTAAAATCAACAGTACCACCTGCTTCTTTGTAAAGTTTCATCATGCGAAGTGAGTTTCTAGCCACATTCATAACATGGTCTATATATCCACCCTCATAAGCATTGTGATAATTTACATTTCCACTCGCAGGAGATAACATTAGATTTGGGCCTAACTCATCCATTGAGTACATATGGAGTAATTTTTCTAATCTTTCTCCATCTAAAGATTTTTTCAATGCTTCAATAAACTTATTATAGTTTTCTTCAAGCTGAACTTCGTTGTAACGATTCATATAACAGTATTTTAAGTTTTATATAATACAAAGATACGAAAAAAGTTTGGATAATCCAAATCTTTTATACTCTTTCTATCTTTATAGTAATCTCACACATATTTTGTGCAATAGGACAAATTGTCTTGAAGTTCATTTTAGACATCAATCCCAATCTCATTCCTTCATTTTTATCAATGAAGAACATTTCATCACCGGTAGTTGGGTGAATTAATTTTTTGGATAAGGAAGAGGATACCTTTGGGGTACCCTTTATTACCTTTTCTTTCTCATCCTTTATTGTAACCATTTTTATACTAGCCATATTATGCAGTTTTTAATTCGTTTAATGCATTATTATAAGTCATCTCCGCTTGTAAACCAGCGAATCTCTGAACTTCTACTCCATCTTTTTCAACAATAACAGTTGGTACTGAACGGATTACATACTTAGATGCAATTTCAAATTGTGCATCTACATCAATATCTTCAAACTTAACATCAGTATGATTACTTTTTATATTTTCAAATACAGGTGCCAATGCTTTACACGGTCCACACCACTCAGCGTGGAATCTTTTTACTTCAATCATTTTGTTTTCTCCTATTATTGTTAAACTTAATTACCCGTCGCATGAGAGGCAGTCAGGGTCCATTGCTCTTGTTGCTATATCTCCACGAAGTACTGATTCAGTTCTCATGTAATATAGTGTCTTTATTCCTTGTTTCCAAGCTTCCATCGTTACTTGGTTAATCCATTTTGGAGTTGCCGTTGATGGGAATGCCAAGTTAAGTGATACTGCTTGGTCAATGTATTGTTGTCTAATACCAGCTTGTTTTACTAAATCTAATTGGTTTATTTCTTTGAAAGTTTTGAATACATCTTTAATGTTAAATGATTTCTCATAATCCAATGCAGATAGTTCATCTTTCTTAACCAACTTACTATCCAAGAATCTGAATTCATCCAATTCTTGTAAATCTTGGATTGAACCACCATCAGCCATAATCTTATCCCAAGTTTCTTTGGTATTGATACCAACTTTTCTTAGAACTTTTTCTAATTCTTTATTCTTACGAATGAAAGTTCCTTTAGATGTTTGTTCAGTAAATA